ATTTAATATAGCTTGGCATTTTAATTTGCATAGATGAGTCCCGCCATGCCATTCTCGATACGTAAGATGTTGTAGTTAACAGCGTATATAGGATCGTTGATAGGCATAGTTTCACTCATGATTTTCGCTGAATCGAGACGACTGAAATTGAGTGTACCTGTTGGTTGGAGAGAACTGGTCGATAGACAAAAGCAGTAGAGGAAGAAGTCTGGTGAAGTCACGAAGTTTGTGTGATAATAGTTCATCACATCTATAAAGTGTGGTTTACCCCATCTATAATTACCAACGTCGAGACCGTTGATGTTCAACTTGACTTTATTCGACGGTGATGTGAGTGCACCATCTGTGGTCGTGTCAGATGATGCGAGGTACTTCACGGGGTGATTGAACGTGAGATCTTGTATAACAGTTCCAGACGCGATATTTTTTTGCACCTGTGTGATGAGAAGATCGTGTTTACGAGTTGCAATATTTCCACGTTCTTCGTTGTCTAGATAGTAATAGTTCGCGTAACATTCTACGTTATAATTGGACGCGGCTGTTGCCCAATGAATGCGAATTTCGACATTGTGATAATTCAAAGCCACAAGGGGAAGAGCACACTGAGGTCCTTCACAGAAGAAAAAGCGAAGGGGATAAAAATAGGAACGAGCGCTCACACCCGGGTGTGTACCGTTCGCGCTCTTTGAGACATTTTGAGCGAACGTATCGATGGCAATCTTTTCAGTGAAAATCGCATCTTGACTATCTATGAGAGAGCCACCGATATACAGCTCAACTTTATCGATGATGGTATCCCAACGCTGAATATCGAGCGCTTGACTAGTATCATCGAGAGTGAAATAGACGTAGCCGAGAAGGTCTCCAGAACGTTCGAATTGAACGCTGGACATAGAATTGTTTTTCACAGGTCCATGGATGACTTGTTTTTCGATGGACTGTGAAAAATTAGCATGTCGTTTGAACGTCGAGCTAAAGAAAGATATTTCGGGATTGCCACTGATATATTCATCCTGGGCTCCGATAGCGATCAATTGCACAACACCGGCGGACATGGGTATACTACTTTAAATGGAGAAAATTACAAATTGGGTTTTCTACACACGAAACGAATAACTATAAAGTTTTTGTCGTTGGCACCTGTACGCGCGATTGTGGCACCATCTTGGTTACGAATAGTCACGTTGAGACGATCGATTCGACGAATGGGGTCGATGTATTGTGTCATGACGGGATAATCATCCTTGAAGGTGACGAAATTATCTTCATTCTTCACGAGACTCGCGAAGGAATTGCGAAGAATACTGAGAGGAGCTTGTCCATCGTATACGTTAGAAGTGCGATCACTGAAAATAGAATCGAGTTGTTCGATCGAAACATAACAGTGTTCGGTGGCAGTGGTGGTGTTAATGCGAGCGGCGAGAAGTCTAGCCTGAACAACATTCTTCAGTGGCTGGCTGAGAAAGCAAGTGAATGTGTTGGAACTATCCTGACCGATCGTATCCACCGTGATTGTGTGGTACTCGTAGTTGAGATCGGGAATCGTCTCAGTGGGAGACGTGATGAGAGCCATTTATAGTTAGCTTAGATTAAAGATCCACCGATTCCATCCTCAATCGCGTAGCCAGCGTGATCAGCCACGAGTTTCTGAGCACCACAGAGACCACCAGGGGTGAGACCCATGGTGTACACGTCATCCTCCTTACCCGAGCCGGGGACACAGTCAAGTTTGCTCTCGAGATCGAAAATGGACGCCTCAGAAACCGTCTTGATCTTGATTGGCCTGGGTTGGTAAGCACTGACGTTACGGGTGAGCGCGAGAGCGACGATCAGGAGTACCATGACAATGATAGAAGTGATCGCATTACGGTTCGCTTGATTCAACTTGAACATTTATTATAAGTATACATTTTTTTAAAGTGCGTTAAAGATATTTTTTTTAGTTTCTACATAGAGAGTAGATGGACGAAGAAATTATTCTCGACCGAGGAAGTACTACCGTGATGAAATTAGATGCCGATGAACAGGCACTTATGGATGAGATTGAGATCTCTGCTCCCCGCCCAAAACCTGTGCCTCGTCCAGTTCACAGGCAACCTCCTCCCCCTCCTCAAAATCATCAAGAGGCGATGGATGCTTTTGTAAATCCCAATAAACAGTCTGCCCCCACACAGCCTCACCAGGATGAAGAGATTGACTATGGTGAGAATGAGGAGACATTCTTTGATGACGATCCGATGGATGGTCCCGCACCCCAAGAGGAGCAACCCTCGAAGGGATACACCTCCGTCGACGAGGAGAAGTCTGACCTCCTCAATAAGCTTGGTCGTCTGGAAAAGAAGGGTTTCGCAGTCAATAAGCGCCTAAACGCTTACTCCAACGTCGATGAACTTAGGTCCGAGGTGAAGCGTATCACCTACAGCATTGATGTGGAGCAGTCTATTCGTTTCTCGAGGCGCATGCTTATCGCCTGTGTGACTGGTCTGGAGTTTCTCAATAAGAGGTACAACCCCTTCGAGATTCAGCTCGAGGGTTGGTCTGAGTCCGTCATGGAGAATGTGGATGACTATGATGGTGTTTTCGAAGAGCTTTATGTGAAGTATCGCTCGAAGGTCAGTGTCGCCCCAGAGGTAAAGCTGATCATGATGTTGGGTGGTTCGGCGATGATGTTCCACCTCACGAACAGTATGTTCAAGTCCGTCATGCCTAACATGAACGATGTGATCAAACAGAACCCTGATCTCGTGAAGAACATGATGGCGGCGGTTCAGAATACCACCCGATCCCCCGAAGGTCCAGCGGCGGATGCCCCGGTGGGTGGTACGAATGGTCAGTATGAGATGCAAGGACCAGGTGTGGACATTTCCAGTCTGATGGGTGGTATCATGATGCCTCCCCCACCCCCCATGAACACCACAATGGCTCCACCCGCGGCTAACGAGAGTGTCGTCGACGACGATGATATGTCCGATATCGTATCTATCTCAGGAGAGTCCACTGGTGGTGAAGTGAAGGAGGTGAATGTCAGTGGTTCCACCAAACCCAAGCGTACTCGGCGAAAGAAGAAGACCGAAATTAATCTCTAATTAGTATATAAATGATAGCGTATTGTCCGCTGGAGGAACTGGAACCTCCTGTCCGACAGCGAGTTGCTGTCGAAGAACCTGTTACCGAAGAGGTTAAGTCGTCGGTCGGTCTCGAAGAGACTGAGATGAATTACGTCGTCATGGCTTTCATTGTCGGCGTGATCGTGTTAGCCGTCTCTGATTCCATCAGGGCGTAAATGAACTATGTCTACCGCGAGGTACTCCCTCGTAGTAAACTTAGTATGTATAGGTTTTGAGTGACTCCTGGTCAGCATTAAATGTAATTGTCGTGAGACGTCCACCGAGAGATGAGAGAAGTTCGACGTGTATGTCGTATGCGAATGCCTGTCCAGACGCCGCACCATCAGCTGGTACAACCGTGATTTTGTTTGCTGTCGTCGTCACCGTGGGACTCCAAGGATAAGAATTTGTTCCACCAAAGATATTCTTCGTACCGATGGCAATATTTTCACTCGATTGCGTTCCATCACTCGTACCACCATGAACTTCGAGAATCATCGTGCTAATGTTAGACACTGTTGAAGTTTCCCGAAGCATCATCACAAGTTTGGCATAGAATGCATTGTTGTTGAATGTCAATGTGATATCCTTAGCTTGGAAAGTCTGTAAAGTAAACGTGTTTGAATACTTTTTATCGGCTACAGCATCAGAGTTTGTGATGACGCCACCATTCACATGCAAAGCTGTATTCGCCGAAGCACCTCCAAGACCGATAGCGACCTCGTTACCAAGATCAATGGCACCACCTACGGTAAGATCATTTTGGATCGTCAGGTTACTGTTTATAAAAGTTTCAGTAGACTTTGGCTGCACGTAGACATTACCAAGAGTATCTCCGTACACATTTGAAGTCCCACCAGTCGTTTTGAACTCCACGATGGCGTTACTCGAGGAATGCTCAACCCGCGCCACACCGTCGTAAACATGGAACTGTGTCATTGGATTTACCGTACCTATACCCACATTGCTCGTATGAACAATGTGAAGACCATCAGCTTCAACGCTATTGTCGGTCGCACCAATTGTGATACCCGAGGTTGTGTACGTCGAGTTTCGGAAACCTCTCACGTAGCCACCGTAATTATCGGTTGTGTAGAGAAGTATACCAGTCTTTTTGTTCGTCCCAGGACTCTCGAGCTTGAGCATGTCCAAGTCCGTCGTCGTGGAGTTATAGACATGAATGTTCGAATCTGGAGACTCTGTACCTATACCGAGACGTCCAGGTCCATCGAAACGAGCAAATTCTAAATCTGCAGCTTCACCGACCTTGTGAGTAAATGTGAGGGAACGTTTGGCACCACCGTCGGATATATTACGAATGATATTCACAGATGGGTCGTCGGATGTAGTTAAGAAAGCTAGACCTGTGATGATGAACGAACCACCGGAGGCGAATTCGATATCACCATTCACCTTAAGTTTTGTAGCCGCGCTACTCACAGTTGCGTCTGTACCACCTACAACAACAACACCACTAGGAGCAATGGACATCGCGAGATTTGTATCTATCACGCTATCGGGATCTACAACGGTATCCGACGACGTGTATGTTTTGAAAAGGTGTTGTGGTGCGAGATAATAGAGGCGATCGGGACCTTCTTGTGCATCACCACCACCATCGTTACCTTTGAAAATGAGTAACTCGGATTTATTAAAAGCGGGATCATATATTCGCTCCTGAATATAAGCGTTACCAAACGGATCCCCGGTTGTTCCACCGAAAGTTAACTTTTCACCGATAGCTACGTTTCCATTCACCTCTAACCTTTCGCGAGGTGCATCTGTAGCTATACCGATGTTTCGTGATGTACCCTCTATGAATAAAGCGGTCGCGGTTGGTTCAGAAACTTTTTCATAGTCCTCCGTAATCCTGAAATCACTAGATGCACCTGTAACACCCACAGACCATCCAGTTAGAGCTGTATCGTTATCACTCTGGACATACGAAGTGAAGGCGTTACCACTGGCTACGTCCGTTTGCATGGCTACGATGGCATCACCAGCCGATTCGTGGTTATGTACCAAAATACCATTACCTGCTCCTTCATCACCAACAGGATTTCCTATACCGGTAGCATATACTTCGAGGTGTGCAGATGGTTGAGTCGTACCGATACCAACACGTCCATCTGCGCGTAAAGTTAGAACTTCTGTTTCATCTGTGTAACGGTCATCTGCGAGGTAAATATCAAGTTTGGATTTGGATTTTCCAACTGTGTTATCATATTTCCCCATCTTGAACGTGGCTCGCACACCATCACGATCCGCATTACCCTCGCGACTGAGATGCATCACATCAGCAACATCATTACTTCCACTAACAGCCGTGACGTTAGACACTGTCATGGGAGCTGAACGGTGGTTAAATGCGTTTCGATATTGAATTGGTGTGTTTATAAAAACGGAGCCACCCGAAGTGTGTAGGCGACCTTGGGGTGTCGCAGTGCCCACACCAACATTACTCGATTCAAGGATAGTCATCTTTGGGGCGCCCATAGAATTTGAGGTACTCGCGTAAAAGTTGAGACCCTTCCCAGATGCCACTATGTTCTCCACTTTGTTCTCACCCGTGATGGGGTTGGAATACACACGCATTGATGTGTTTCCACTGATTCCACCCCAAACATTTCCATACACCGTGGCGTTGCTACCTAATACATAAACATTTCCAGAGACGGTGAGAGCTTCTGTAGGATTTGTGTTAGCTATACCAATCTTACCGTTGGACGCGATACGTATTCTCTCAGTGTTTTTAGTTTTGAATCGAATGTTTTGGTTGGAACTTGAAGTACTCGCACCATAGACTTCGATGGCACTCACGTTCGACGCAGTTGGACCGGATTTAAGAGTGAGTACATTTGAGGTACTGTCTCCACCATATCTATCTGCATGAACTGTCACACTCGATGCTGATGAAACAACGTCCGTCACGAGATTTGTTGTAGCTACGTTTCCCAAAACTGTGAGAACATTTTGAGCATCTATGTTCGCAAAAATACTGGCACCTATCGAGAGTGTATCCTTTGGTGATGTGTTCGAGATACCTGATGGTGCTGTACCAGTCGCACGCAAAGCATTCATTTGAACGTTGCTGTTGATGACGACCGGAGCCTCTGCCCCGGGGCTCAACGTAAGTAAACTACCGACTTGTATACCCCCAGTACCCACGAGAAGACGTTGTGTATAGACATTTCCACTCGAATGGAATACATTTGACCCGGTATCTTCGAGGTAAACATTCGATCCCACATCGACGGTGTGTACGGGATTTGTATTCGAAAACCCAACATTTCCATCGGTGTACAGTTGACCAAATACATGAAGGTTTATCGTATTAGAATCATATGTAATTAATGTGTCTTCAGGTCCAATGAATGACCGTGTCAACACAAACTCATGTTCAGACATGTCGTAGCCAAAGACGAGATTCGCTTCATCGTCATCTTCACTCATTATGAGCGCCGTATCAAATGTACCCAGACCATTGTTTTTACCCATGAGTATGAAGGGATCTTGGACGACAAGGTTTTGAACAGTCTGATAAATTGTCGTGTCGGAAACAAAAACATTACCAAATACATTCATATCACCAAACAATTTGAACCTACCATCTTCGATGATGACATCACCGTTTTTGAAAACAGCGACATTCGACCCAACATTTTCGGATGTTCCAACTGTAAGTTTCGTGTCTACATTCACATTTGTCGCGACCATGTCACCACTCACCGTCAATACATTGGAACCCACACTGTCCACTTTGAACTTCTGATTTGTGGTCTGTAACAAATTTGACGCTATGACATTTGTTGTGGCTAAATTACCACGGACTGTCATGAGGTTTGTAGCATTTCTATTGATGATAACATTACTGGTGCCAACCTGAAAATCATTCACAGGAATCGCACCTATACCGATTTGACTCGTCGTCAAACGAACAACATTACTGAGTCCGGTCACCTTGAAATCTGTTTGATTCGCTGTAATCTTTCCGGGTACAGTGAGAATATTCGTTTCAATACTATTCGATGCAGTGAGATCGTCGACTTCAATCTCAGACGTGATGATACTTCTGACCGACGTAAGTACATCTTGCTCTACTGGGTCTGCGTCTAGACTTGATACGAAGATCTGGTCGAAACGAACTGTTCTACCCATATACTTTAGTTACCGAATAAAATTCCCGCTAATCCATCCTTGATCCTGAGAACATTGTAGTTGACGGCATATATAAAAATGGGTTGGTTTGAGGGTCTAAGGTTACCCTTCTCAACACCTCGTAGCACTAACTTTGCATTGTCTAGACGACTAAAGTTGCAGCTACCAGAGGGATTGTATTCAGATGCATTCAGACAGAAATGGTATCCAAAGTATCGTGTATACAAAAGTACCTCAGTTTCGGGAACATATTCACTTGTACCATAGTTGGACTTGTAATAATTCTGAACGGTGTGAAAATAGAGTGGAGTCATGTTTTCGAGTAGAGGTGTACCGTTGATTTGAATGTCCGCATTTAGGAATGTAAAACGATCATTCGCAAAATCGTCACTGAGAGCACCAAAACCCCAAAAGATAGATTTCACTGGATGATTAAAACTCGAAATGTCTATGACGTTGTACCCCCCACCCTGAGTATTATCAACGACTGTGGTCAGTTCATTTTCAATTTTTTGTGTCTGTGTGATGATGAAATCTATACTCCGCCTCGTCAGAGATTCACGTTCATCTTTATCCAGATAGATGTAGTTTCCATATAACTTAGCTTGTTTGTCAACTTCTTGTATAGATGCAATATTTGCTTCATCCAAATTGATCCTAATCTCAACTTGGTGATTCTGTAGGGCGATGAGAGGTAAAAATGCCTTGTGGTCACAGAAAAAGAAATGAAGTGGCAAGAACGCTGGGTTCGCTGTCGAGGTTTTATTGTTAAGTTCTTGAGATTTATTATACGTGTCAGCCATGTAGTTTGCCCATATGTCACTGTAGTAGTCGTAATGTTGGGAATCAACCTTTTGTCCACCGATAAAGAGATCTATGGTGGAGTTGTAAAAGAGATTTGAGGAAATGTTGGCTGTCCTAGATGTCGCCTCAAACCACAATCCGTTAATGACATCACCCAAAACTGGAATAGTGATGGAAGTATCATTGGAACTGATCGTTTTGATAAACTTGGGAGCTTGGGAAAAGTTTGTGTGACGAGTAAACTTCATGCGAAAAAAGGAATGCCCCTCTTCACTCGTGAGATATACATCCTGAACACCCTTGGAGACGAGTTGTATCAATGCACCAGACATTTAATAGTTGTTCAGATTATAAAAACAGACACTTTCCCTGAGGGAACTCACTCTTCTTCTCTTCCACCACCTTTCCATGAATCTTAAAACCACCTTGTCTATAGACCTTCATTCTCTTGTAGTACATCGCCGTAAAGATTGACCATGGGTCATGTACATCGTAAATGTGGGGATTATTCTTCTTCCCCTTCGTCTCTCTCATGATACGACCAATACTTTGTGTGATGTCAGACTTGGGTGAAGCTAAGATGACTGTGTCTAGGGTCGGAATGTCTAGACCTTCATGGGCTTGACTGAACGTCGCGAAGATGATTTTCTTCTTTGAAGATTCTTGAAGTTGAGCCTCCTTCATACCACCCATGTAGAGTCCGGATGTTTTGGGAAAACATTGATGAAGTAGTTCACAATGTTGACGTCGATCACTGAGAACAAGGAG